GTTCTAACCGTCCCTACACACGGGGTTGCTACTATATTAGAGCAACGATTGCTGGCAGGTGTGGAGAGGGACTGTCAGATTATGTAACCAACTCAACAAAGGAAATAGACTATGACTAATGAAGGTAAACTACTCAGTGCTTTGCGTAAGCGGATGCGTGTTACACGTAAGACTGCTATTCAACGTGGATGGTCAGAGAACTTAACCGCAGATATTTCTCGTTTGCGTAACCGTGGCTTTAATATTGATACTGTCACTGCTAAAACACCAGAAGGTGATTCGTATACTCGCTATAGGTTGATGGCTGAACCAGAAGCAGTAGTATAATACAATGACAACAGCACAGAAAACAATTGATACTTTGGTAGAGGACATATACAGTCTATTCACCAGTAATGAACCTACAAAAATTCCTGCTAATGTTCTGCAAGAGTTTGCCATGGATGTTACTGATGCTGTTGTCGCTTCTCTTACTCAGGAAAGAAAGCCAAGAAATAATTTAAGGCTATCCATGATTGGTCAACCAGCACGTAAGACATGGTACTCTGTCAGGTCAACTGAACAGGAAGAACTATCTGGGTCTGACTACATCAAGTTCCTATATGGGGATATCCTTGAAGCACTTCTTGTCTTTCTTTCCAAAACATCTGGTCACAAAGTAACTGATCAGCAGAAACAGGTAGTACTAAATGATGTTGTTGGTCATCAAGATGCGGTAGTTGATGATGTTCTTGTTGACTTTAAGAGTGCATCGTCCTTTTCTTTTAAGAAGTTTACTGAGGGTATGGTATTCAAAGATGATCCGTTTGGCTATGTCGCACAATTATCTGCGTATGCTCAAGCTAACAATGCTAAAGAAGCTGGATGGGTTGTCATTGATAAGACAACAGGCCAGATAGCTTATTGTCCTGTTCATCAGATGGAGATGATAAATGCTTCACAAAAGATTGACTATCTTAGAAACGCTATCAAAGATAGTGAACCACCTGCTCGTTGTTATGATGATGTTCCTGACGGTAAGTCTGGGAATATGCAGTTATCTGTTGGTTGTAACTATTGCCCTCATAAGTTTGATTGTTGGTCGGATGCTAACAATGGTAAAGGACTACGTGCATTCCAGTACGCAAACAGTATCAAGTATCTAACTAATGTAGATCGCGAACCGAATGTCCCAGAAATACAAATTTAGATCACGCTCTGAACGTAGAGCAGCAGACTATCTGATAGCTTTGAATGTTGACTTTGAGTTTGAACCACATTATATTCCGTATATGTGGATTGAATCTAAGAAATATCTTCCTGACTTTATTCTACCCTCTGGTATTATACTAGAGGTGAAGGGAAGGTTTACTCTTGACGATAGAAAGAAACATCTTTTTCTTAGGCAGTCTAATCCTGACTTGGATGTAAGATTTGTATTTGATAACCCTAACAATAAACTAAACAAAGGAGCGAAGACTACCTATGCAGATTGGTGTAAGAAGAATGACTTTATATTTTGTAAACTCTCTGATGGTATTCCTGACAGTTGGTTAGATGAGAGAAGGAACAGAAAAGTTTCTGGTAGAAATAGAAAGTCTAGTAGAAAACAAAACAACAAGTCCTGAACAAATATTGTTTCTTGGTGTTGTCTTACAGGCAATGCTTGATGCAACTAAACCAGAAAATAACAGAGAGTCAATCGAGTCTAAGACAGCACGTGATGCTGCAAAGGCATGGTTCTTTGCTTCAGTTGGTGTAACTGCTGAAGACTTTAGTACTGTCTGTGATATAGCAGGTGTGGATGCAGAGTATGTTCGTAGCTTTGCATTCAAGGTTATTAAATCTAAGGAGATTAAATATGTTCGTAGGCGTATCAATGCAGTCCTCACATTTGACTAGGAGTAGAAAGATGGATAGAGATACAGAAATTGCACAACTATATGCATCACTTCCTAATTTTAAATTTGATGAAGGAGAATACATAGATGAGATACATGAGTATGTTACCTCTACATATAAGGAACACTATGCAAAAGGTAAGTACCAAGCCACTGATGTAATACTAGACAGTGGGCATGGTGAAGGTTTTGTTATGGGTAACATATTGAAATACTGGAAGAGATACGGTAACAAGGAAGGAAAGAATAGGAAGGACTTGCTAAAGATTATTCACTATGCGATAATCATGCTTTATGTCCACGATCAAGTAACCAAGGGAGAATAAAGTATATGCCTACTTTTCGATCTAATGAAAACCCTATGTTCCGCTCTAAGTTTAGTGAAGATATCTTCAAACATAAGTACGCACATCATGGCTGTGAAACATGGTCAAGCCTAGCTTCAGTTCTTGTTGATGATGTATGTAGTACTTACCTCAAGGAAGACGAGAAGGAACAGCTAAAAGAATACATTACTGATCTAAAGTTTATTCCCGGCGGCAGGTACTTGTACTATGCTGGCCGACCTAACAAGTTCTTCAACAACTGTTACTTACTACGAGCAGAAGAAGATACACGTGAAGACTGGGCGAACCTTTCATGGAAGGCAGAGTCATGCTTGATGACAGGTGGTGGTATTGGCGTAGACTATTCTGTCTACCGTGAAGAGGGCAGAGTGTTGTCTGGTACTGGTGGTCTTGCCTCTGGTCCTATACCAAAGATGATGATGATCAATGAGATTGGTAGACGAGTTATGCAGGGTGGCAGCAGACGATCTGCTATCTATGCCAGCCTTAATTGGAAACATGCCGACGTAGAAAAGTTTCTGGTAAGTAAGAACTGGTATGACATGCCCGTTGGTAACACAGGCTTTACTATCGGTCAGGTAAAGGAACAAGACTTTAACTTTGTTGCTCCTTTGGACATGACTAATATCAGTGTAAACTACGATACAGAATGGTTAATTAACTACTGGGAGACAGGAGATGTTGGGAATACATTTAAGCAGAATGTTCGTCAAGCACTACGCACCGCTGAACCGGGATTTTCGTTTAACTTTTTCGACAAAGAAAATGAAACACTCCGTAATGCGTGCACTGAAGTTACTTCGGAAGACGATTCGGACGTATGTAACTTAGGATCAATCAACCTTGGTAGAGTAGACAACCTTCAAGAGTTTAAGGATATCGTTACTCTAGCCACTAAGTTTCTCATGTGCGGTACATTCAAGGCAAAGCTGCCATACGAAAAGGTATACGATGTACGTGTTAAAAATCGTAGGCTTGGTCTTGGTTTGATGGGTATGCATGAGTGGTTGATCAAGCGTAGTTACAAGTACGAGGTAACACCTGAACTGCACAAGTGGTTGGGTGTATACAAGGGTGTTAGTGATGAAGTTTCAAAGAAGACTGCAAGTGAGTTTGATTGCAGCACACCCGTAGCTAACCGTGCTATTGCACCAACAGGAAGCATTGGTATTCTTGCAGGTACAAGCACAGGTGTTGAACCTATCTTTGCTGTTGCTTACAAGCGGCGGTACTTGAAGGGAGGTACACGCTGGCACTATCAGTATGTTGTTGACAGTGCAGCACAGGAACTGATAGACTTGTATGGTGCTAATCCTGATAAGATTGAATCTGCTCTTGATCTTGCTGAAGACTATCAGAGACGAATCAAGTTTCAGGCAGACGTACAGGACTACGTTGACATGTCTATCTCTTCAACTATTAACTTACCATCATGGGGAAGTAAACTTAACAATGAAGATACTGTTGACAGCTTTACTGATGTACTTGCTTCTTACGCTCACCGTTTACGGGGCTTTACTGTATACCCTGATGGCTGTCGTGGTGGACAACCACTAACCTCAGTACCTTATGCTGAAGCTGTGGATAAGTTAGGTGAGGAGTTTGAGGAAGGTCTTGAGACACATGACATTTGTGACATTACTGGACATGGAGGGAGTTGCGGAGTTTAATGCTTACGTATCACACGTATAAAGAAGTACTACCAAAAGAACTATGCGATGGCATAGTAGGTATTGCCAAGGAGTTAGACAGTCAGGAAGCTGATGTATATCAGAATGGCAATAGTGTTCTACTTCAAGAGGTAAGGAATAGCAGACTTACTTGGTTAGAAAATCCTGAACTAACTTCCATTCTGCAACTGTACGCAGAGACAGCTAACAAGGAAGCTGGATGGGACTTTCACATAAACTGTTTTGAAACTCCACAGATTTCCTTCTATGGCAAGGGACAGTTCTACGACTGGCACATGGATACTGGCGTAGAACTACCCTCTGATCCTTACAGAAGAAAGCTAGCAGTATGCGTCACACTTAACAGTGAGTTTAAGGGTGGTGATCTACAGGTACAGAAGTGGGTGCATCCACAGGATGGTGATAGGTTTGCTACTCTTAAAGAGATGCGAAAGACTGGTAGCATTGCTGTCTTTCCTTCCTTTGTATATCATCGTATAACTAAGGTGAAGGAAGGAGAACGATGCTCTCTAGTCTGTTGGTTTAGAGGAGAGAAGTTCACTTAATTTTTTTCTTGACAATCATTGTATACTGTAGTAGTATATGTGTTGTACGGCCATTGTGGTGTACATAACTAACTTGCTTATTAAAGGAGACAGCAATGAACTTTATCGACTACATTAACAAAAACTCTAAAACACTCCCAGACTACATGTTGGGATTTACCTTTGAAGATTTGTTCAAACGTGTGCCAAGTAATGTTGGTGTATTCCCTCCACATGATTTAGAAAAAGATGGTAATCTTTACAAGCTAACGCTAGCTGTTGCTGGTTACTCAAAAGAAAATATCAAGATTGAATTGAAGGATAGTATCCTTACTATTGTTGGAGACAGAGAAGGTAACGATAGTAAGAACTATATTGTCGGGCAAATTGCGGCACGTAAATTCCGTAAATCATTCTCTTTGTCTGACGCTATGGAAGTAAGAGACGCAGATTTAAAGGATGGTCTTCTTACTATTACATTGGAAGAAGTTGTTCCTGAAGAAGAACAACCTAAGTTGATCGCAATAAAGTAGGCATAACAACTGGGGGATACATCAAGGTGGTGGCGGTATTCGCTGATGTATCCCCCTTATTTTACATGGAGTATGAATGAGTTTTCTTGAACCAACTATAAAGGTAGACCTTACAACAACTACCTGCGATAACATTGTAGTAGAAATTCTGAAGAGCGTTGTCATTGATGATCTAAGTAACGATCTTATTGAAGATGAACTAAAGTCTGCTATACTAACCACACTAGAATACTTTATGATGCCTACAGAATTTAAAGCATTCAAAGAGTTAGCACAAAAGATTTCAGAAGAAGCTGACTATGAGTAGTCTTCCTACAATCTACATAGGCTATGATCCAAAGGAAAAAACGTACTGTGATGTGCTGGAATACAGCATCAATAAATATACTTCTGGTCCTGTAAATATTGTACGCCTTACTCAGGATAGTGTAAGACGTTCAGGTTTGTATTGGAGAGCAGGTACTATCAAAGAAGGACAGCAGGTAGATACGTTTGACAATAAGCCTTTCTCTACTGAGTTTAGTTTCACACGTTTTCTTGTACCATTCCTTAATGTGCACCAAGGTCTTGCCCTGTTTATGGACTGCGACATGTACTTTAGAGGTGACGTTATGAAACTATTTAATATGTTCTCAAACAGAGACTTTAGTATTGCCTGCGTACACCACAACTATGTTCCTAAAGATACACACAAAATGGACAACCAGTTACAGCAGTCTTATTACAGGAAGAACTGGTCTAGCTTTATGCTTTGGAACTGTGCAAGTCCAGAATTAAATGAACTTACTGTAGCTGACGTTAATGTCAAGAACGGTAGCTGGCTACACTCTTTCTATTGGTCAGAGAAAGTAGCTCAATTAAGTGAAGAGTGGAACTGGCTTGACGGTCATTCATCTGAAAGCATTGATCCTAAGTGTGTACACTTCACAACAGGAGGACCATTGTTCAGAGGATGGGACGGTAAGAGAGAGATAGACAACCACTATGCAAAAGAGTGGACTGAATTATATAAGGAGATGAGTAGTAACAATGGTTAGATTTGTAACATCATTTAGTGATAGTGGTTATGTAAGCTACGCTAAGAACATGCTAGAGTCAGTGGCTAAGTTTTGGAAGAACGATCTGAAGTTGATTGCTTACTACCATGACTGCCCTGAAGAATTAGTAGCTGACTTTCCACAGTCAGAAGTTATTGAGTATCGTAATCTAAATGATGTTCAAGACATGCTGGACTATCGAGAAAGAATGAAGGACCACGATGGTACTGAGGGTGGCAAGATGCAGTACAACTGGCGCATGGATGCTATCAAGTGGTCACACAAAGTATATGCCATGACTGACCTGTCCCTAGAGATTGGTGACAAGGAAGCAAAGGGTGGCTGGATGATCTGGTTGGACGCAGATACAGTAACCACAAAAGCATTCTGTAAAAAGAAACTGATGAAGATTGTTCCAGAGAAGTGTGAATTGGTTTACTTGGGAAGACAGGATACAGACTACAGTGAAACTTCCTTTGTTGCATTTAACCTTGACTATCAGTCACCACACTATCTGCTTGCTGATCTAAGGGGGTGCTATGATATTGGTGAGGTAGTATCGTATCGTGAATGGCACGATGGATTTATCTTTGAACGTCTTCTAAAAATCTACCTTGCTCATGGAATGAAGGCACACAATCTCACACCAAATGTTACTGGGTTAGCTGCCTTTGCCAACTCACCGCTGTCACAATACATGGTACACTACAAGGGTAATCTAAAGCAGCAACTATCGAAGGAAGAAGTTACACCTGATGTTAATCTTCCTCGCTACCGCCAGCTTGCTGATCTGGTACGTACATATGCTACTGATAGTATCGTTGAGGTAGGTACATGGAATGGTGGACGTGCCATTGAAATGTCCCTTGCTGCATTTGAGAAGACTGATACGCTACACTACACAGGCTTTGATCTATTTGAGGATGCAACAACAGAGACAGACGAGCTAGAGTTTAATGGCAAAGCACACAATGCTATGGAAGCTGTAACAAAACGTCTAACAGAATTTGCAGAGAAGATGAAAGAGAAGGACAAGACGTTTACCTTTGCCTTGTATAAGGGTGACAGCAAGAAGACACTAAAGAAACACCGGAGTAAGTTAAAGAATGTATCCTTTGCATTCATTGATGGTGGCAACAGCGAGAAAACAAAGAAGGCAGACTATGATAACCTTGACCATGTTCCTGTTATTGTCTTCAATAATTTCTTTTCCAAAGATCAGGAAGGAAAGATTGTTGACGAGAAACATCAGACAGTAAACCGTTTTGTAAAGTCTTTAAAGGGTAAACGTATTACAGTTCTTCCTTCACAGGACAGAGTAAAAGATGGTGGACATACACACCTAGCCGTGCTACTGAATGATGATGACTTACCTGATTTACCTGTAGAGTTTAGGCGTGTACCTATTGTAGTACAGCCACGTGATTCTGTACCAAAGGATAACATAGTTGACAATATTAATAAGAATGTAGAACTTATCAGCAGTTGGGACATGATCCGTAATTGTCACGTACATGACGAACATGCTATCATTGTGTCTGGTGGATCATCTATTGACTTTAAGGAACTGAAGAAGCTACAAAAGAAAACAAATGGACGAATTGTCTGCGTAAAGCACAGCTATCCAAAGCTGCTCAAGGCTGGTATAAAACCATGGGCATGTGTTATACTAGACCCTCGACCTATTGAAGGTGAAAGTACACATGGTGTTGTACGGTCCACCCTGTTTGAGACGGTTGATCCTAGTACAATGTTCTTCATTGCATCAATGACTGATCCTTCAGTTACAAAATTGCTGCAGTCCAAGACTGATCAGGTGTATGGATGGCACGCTTACTCACAGGCAGTAGCTAATACAGTTAAGAACCAGAAGGGTAAGAGTCTAAAGATAAACGAGAAACTAAATGTACCTGAAGACACTACGTTTGTTAATGGTGGTACTTGTGCAGCAATGAGAGCAATAGGCATGATGCATATCTTTGGCTTTAGAAACTTTCATCTGTTTGGTTTTGACTGTTCATTCCCTGATGAGACAGCTATTGATCTGAAAGAAAAGTTAGAAGACGGTAGAAACAAGTACATGAAGGTAGAGACAAACGGTTCAGAGTTTTGGACTACTGGCGAACTTCTAGCAATGGCACAGGATTGTGAAAAACTATTCGACAATGATGCTATTGAAATGAATATCTTTATGTATAGTAAGAACACTCTTGTTGCTGAAGTTTTCAAAACTTCAAAGCAAGCAGATAAAGTTTATTATGCTAATCTAATTACTAAACAGGCAGCTTAAAGGAGAATCAAATGCTTGAACTTGTTACTAATAATTCAGACGTTATTCTTAGCACTGTTACTGGTGTTATTACAATTGCAAGTCTTATCATTGCAGGAACTAAAACACCTGATCCTGATACAGTTCTTGGAAAAATATACAAGGCTGTAGAATTTCTTAGTCTTACCATTGGTAAAGCCAAAGAAACAGGAAAGCCTGAAGTAAAACCTGAAGAGGTTGAGGTTATTAAAGGTACAACTGAGAAGGTAGACTAATGCTTTCTCTATTTTCTTCTGTACTAAATATCTTTACAAAGATATTACCTTTGATCTTTGCATTCAAGGCAGGAAGAGATAATGCACAGAAGAAAGAACTTGAACAGGCAGTTAAGAATACACAGGAAAGAAATAAAATTGAAAACGAAGTTAGCCGTATGTCTGACGGTGATGTTATTAAGCGGTTGCGAAAGCGTTGGAGGAGAGGCGGCGTTCTGTAGTTGGTCCTTTCCAATT